TAGTAAATATAACTTGGGCAAACTTGACATATAGTTTAAATTAAAGGGTGGTAGGGCAAGGGAAAATAAAAGGTATGTATAAAAAAATAGCTATGGCCGATTTAATAGAAGAACTAACGGGTCTCCCAGTTAAAACTCAAGAGGCTGTGTTGAAAAACCTTTCAGAAGAGATGATTCCATTAGAAATAGATGGAGATGTATTTATGATACATAAAAATGTCAGTTCATTAATTGACAATCTTGTACTACAGATAAGTGATTTAAAAATCCAAGAAAGACTAAATGCCAGAAAAAAGAGCGATTAAAGGTGTAGAACATTTCGTCTATGAAGATATAGATGAATTTAGAGAAGAGTACCCAAATACAGTAGTTCATCCAGATTGGAGAAATGCAAATGAGGGAGATTGGGTGTATTCTGATGATGACAGAATAGTGCAACTAATAAAAGTATCGAATAACGTACAACATCATTCAGATAGGAAGAATTATAAATTCGCAAAAGGTTGGGTAAGGACTATAGTTGGGAGTTTCCTGAATCGCCCCAATGTTAAAATGGATACAGACTTCGATAATCATCCAAATAGATATACATTTTCCACTAAAATAAAGAACACTTCTAATCGTGTATATAAAAGAAAAGAGATAACTAATAAAGAAAAGGAATTTGCTACTAATATTGTTGTAGGTTTGGGAGCTATAGATGCTTATAAAACTGCATATAATGAAATGTCTAATCAGAAAGCTAGAAAAAAGGCTACAATACTACTTAAACAGGAGAGGGTAATGAAAGAAATAGAGAAATCAGTGCTTGATGTAGCTAAGGGGTTGGGGGTAGACCATGAGTATGTCCTTAGTAAATTAAAAAATCTTGCAGATTTTAGTGAAGACGATAATATTATTTTACAATCTACTAAAGAGTTAGGTAAGATTGTCGGAACTTCAGGTAATATAATAAAACAAAAAGAGACAGGTCTTCTTGGAGTATTTCAAGGATTTAGTTCTGATGAAATTGAAGGGGCCACTAGAGAACAAAATAAACTTAGCGGAGAGGTTAGTAATGAAATGCCCTAAATGCGGTTCATTAAAAACAAAAAGAAATGGAATAAGGCTTTTACAAAGCGGGAATAGGTCACAAGAATTTAAATGCTCTAATTGTGAAAGGTATTTTAATATGCAAATAAATGTTTCAGATTCGCAAGAATTGAGACATGTCGAACCGGGGGATATATTAGAAGTGGATGGAGATAAAGTATTAAGAGTACATGGACTTACTGATGTTCATGTAGGAGCGGTGGAGCATGACTTTGCAAAATTTGAAGATGCAGTTAAGGTCATAGAAGAAGACGATAATGCTAGATGGTTTGGGAATGGCGATTTATTAGAATTAATTCCTCCTAATTATAAAATCAATCAGAGGGGTCAGGATATTTCTCCTGAAGACCAGTACTTGGAATTTATAAGATTAGTAGATACTATAAAAGATAAGTGTTTATTTATACGAGGTGGGAATCACGATTACATACGTTCTTTTAATATTCTAGACTTTGATGTTTGTAAGGTTTTAGCAAAAGAGTTAGGAGTCCCTTATTATAGGATGCCCGGTTATACAAAAATAACAGTAGGTGGAAGGTCTTATAATCTTGTTTCGGGACATGGAAAGTCAGGTGGTAAGAATGGTGATTTAGAATTAGATAAGATGGCAGCTGTATATAGTGAGGGAGATGTATTCTTCCTAGGCCATAATCATCAATTATATGTAAAACCTATGGATAGTCTAGTGATAGGAGATGACAATACAGAAGAATTAAGACGTAGGTGGTATATAAGAGGAGGTTCATTTCTCAGGTATGCTGATTATGCCAGATATTCTTTTTATCCTATTGTAAGAACTGGTTGGACTACTATAGAATTTAAAAAGGAGGGTATCCACTGTTGGGAAAATTAGATAAATTTGTCTATAATGCTAAGTTAGATAGAGTCGTAGATGGCGATACTTGCGATGCATTGATAGATTTAGGGTTCAATACTTTTGTAAAGAAACGTATAAGGTTCGTAGGTGTAGATACTTGGGAGTCAAGAACGAGGAATAAAGAAGAAAAAGTAAAAGGTCTGGAAGCTAAGGCATATACCAAAGACAAACTAAAAAATTCAGATGATGGGAAATTCACTTTAAAGTCTCACGGTACTGGTAAGTATGGAAGAGTTCTTGGTGAGATATTCCTTAAAGGAGAAGAGAGCAGTCTCAATGATTTATTAAAAATCAATGGGCATGCTTATGAGTATCATGGAGAGAAGAAGAAGGAATTTAAAAAATGAAGAAAAAAAAGACATATAGTAAGCATGATTTAAGAAGGTCAATAGAAGAATTGTCGATGACTACCCAATTTATAATACAAAGGGTAAGAACATTAGAAACATTATTCAATGATTATATTGAAATGGAAGATAATGAAGATAAATTTAAAGAGCATTTAGATGGCAAATATAAACAGCCAGAACATAACGAAAGCTGAAGAAGCACTTAGATTAGCTCATAAAGACCTTATATCATTTGGTAAATTATTTCTTCCAGATGATTTCATGCGAAGTGAGACTCCTTTCTTTCATTATGAAGTAGCAGACGCTATTGATAATCCAAATGTAAAACAAACTGCTATTATTATACCACGTGGTCATGGTAAGACCGTGCTTACAAAAGCATCAATCATTAAAGACTTTGTATTTGCAACAAAGGAAAATTTCTTATTTTATGCATGGGTATCTGCTACACAAAAACTTAGTGTAGGTAATATGGATTATATTAAACATCATTTAGAGTTTAATGATAAAATTAAATACTACTTTGGGCCAATGAGAGGCAGGAAGTGGACAGAAGAAGATATAGAGTTATCAAATGGATGTAAACTTATTAGTAAAAGCAATGTTGCGGGAATCAGAGGAGGTGCAAAGCTCCACAAGAGATACGACCTCATCGTACTCGATGACTTCGAACACGAAGCAAATACAATCACAAAAGAGGCCAGAGATAAAAATGCTAATTTGGTTACTGCGGTTGTTTATCCTGCTATTGAGCCTCACACTGGTAGGTTGCGTGTTAATGGTACTCCTGTTCATTACGATTCTTTTATTAATAATCTTATAACTAATCACGAAAAATCTAAAAAAGATAATAAGAAATTTTCATGGAAAGTAATAACTTATAAGGCATTAATTGATGAGAATACTCCATTGTGGGAATCATTTTTTCCTTTAAAGAAAATACAAGAAAAGAAAAGATTTTACGCAGATTCTGGACAACCTCAGAAGTTTTACCAAGAATATATGATGGAGGTTATGAGTGAAGAAGATGCTATCTGGAGAAGAGAGCACATCAGATACTGGGAAGGTTACTTCAAAAATGAAGATGGTATTAATTATATTGTTAAGGATAATAATGATATTCCTGTCAATACATTCATTGGTTGCGACCCTGCAACAGACATAGATACTCAGCATAGTGATTTCTCAGTAATAATGGCTATTGCTATTGATACTAATAATGAATTATATGTATTAGAATATGAGAGACACCGAAGTATCCCAACTATTGGTTCTAAGAATCCAGAGACTGGTGAGATACTTGGTAAGAAAGGAGTTGTGGATATAATCCTAGAATTGCATCAGAAATATCACTGTATGTCGTCCACTGTAGAAGACGTTGCTATGAATAGAAGTATCTTTCAGGCTCTAAATGACGAGAGAAGAAGGATAAATAAGTACGATATTGCAGTAATTCCTGAGAAACCGGGTGGACAACAAAAGAGAAATCGCATTTATTCGGGACTTTCTGCTCGTTTTAGTACAGGAACGGTACATTTAAGGAAAAATATGTTTGATTTAATCAACGAAATCCTTACTTTTGGCCCCAAAATGAGCCACGATGACACAATAGAGAGCCTTTATTACTCTCAAATTCATTCTTTTCCGCCAAATATGAAAAAAGATGAGAAGAAAAGAAGCTGGTTCAAACCTAAAAGAAAAGCAAAAAGCTGGTTAGTGGCTTAAAAAAGGATGGTATTAAAATGGCATTATTAAAAAAACTGAAAAAAAGAAGGTCTGAAAGAAAAAAAGCTGGAAAATGGGTTGCTGGAGAAATGCTTACTAAATCAGGCAGGAAAAGAAGGAACATTAGAAAAAATGTTAAAAAAATTAACAAAATGGTTGTTTCTAGGGAAAAGAAAAAACCAGGTTCCGGTCAATCTATGGTTGATATTTCTAAAGTTAAAGACGCTTCTAAAATGTCTCCAACTGGAAAAATCAAAAAGAAAGGCTTAAAGTCTGTTGTAATGACTGAGGGTGGAGCTTACGCTAAGTATGAAAAAGGTTCAAAGCCAGCTCAAAGTTTTAGAAAAACATTTGCTTCTAAATGTAAAGGCAAGTCGTCTGGAGACTCATTCTCTTGGCAAGGTCGTAAATACTCTTGCGCTAAGAAGTAGAAATGCCTAGATTCGGTAGAAGAAGTAAAGAACGTCTTAAAGGCGTTAATATAAAACTTGTCAATGTACTAAACGAATTAATTAAAATAATGGATGTTACCATTATTGAAGGTTTACGGAGTAAGGAGCGGCAAGAGCAATTGTTAGCACAAGGGAAAACTAAAACTAGATATTCCAAACACATAGAAGGAAAAGCTGTTGACCTCGCTCCTTACCCGATTGATTGGGAAGATAGAGAACGATTTCATTATATGGGCGGTATGATTCGTGGTATAGGAAAGCAACTTGGTGTCAATATCCGATGGGGTGGAGACTGGGACTCTGATGGAGAGATAGCAGATAATAATTTCGATGACTTAGTCCATGTGGAAATAAGGGAGTAAATTATGGCTAAGAAATATAAACAAGTAGGAGTTCGTAAAAAAACAGGTATTGAACCTTATACTCCACAAATATTAAGAGATATGTATAATAAGCATGTTAAAGGTCTTACCCCACCTGTTGTTGGTCAAATTGAAGAAACTTATAAGGCTTTTAAAAGAAGCGGAAAGACTACTCCTAAAATGAGCAAAGAGTACGCATCTTTTAAAAAAAGACAAAAAGAAGATAAAATAGAAAGAAAAAAAGAAAGTAAAAGAAGTTCTTCTGAATCATTGATAAATTGTATGAAAAAAGCAAACACAGATAAGAAGAGAGCATATTGTAAAACGACATTTGCTTTAAAAATGAAAAAATAATGGCAAGAACAACTAAAAAATCAAAAGCCCAAATAAATAAACAATTATGGGATAGGGCGAATAATTCCCATAGACAAAGATGGCAACATTTAAGTCAGAAAGGTTATGACTTTTATCTCGATGAGCAATTATCTAAGGAAGAGAAAGACCAGCTAGAAGAATCGGGTATGCCCACATTCACTATTAATAGAGTAACTCCTATTATAGAGATAATGAAATACTTTGTAACTGCTAATGACCCCAAGTGGAAAGCGGTGGGAGCTACTGGAGATGATGTAGATGTGGCTCAAGTACATTCAGATATTGCAGATTATTGTTGGTACTTATCTAATGGTAAGTCATTATATAGTCAAGTTGCCCTTGATGCTTTAACTAAAGGTGTGGGATATTTTCTTGTAGATATAGATAAAGACGCTGATAGAGGTATGGGGGAAGTAAGATTTAATAGGTTAGACCCATATGATGTATATGTCGACCCCGCAAGTAGAGACTTTTTATTCAGAGATGCGAATTTTATACAAGTAAGAAAGAATATCGCAAGAACAAGACTTATTAATATGCTTCCTGAGTTTGAAGCTAAGATTAAAAAAGTATCAAAAAGCACTGATGTTGTCTCATATTCTGAGAGAGATACTGATTTAAGCGGGACATCTCAACCTGAAGATATTACAATGGGCATTAGCCTTGAGGCTGAAGATGAGGATATTATACCATATTATGAGACATATTCTAAAAAGAAGTTTCCATACAGAAATGTTTATATAAGAGTTCAGCCTTCTCCAGCTGAGATGGATAATATTAAAGAAGCTGTGAAAAAACAATTGTCTGATTTTCAACAAGAAGTAGAGGTCGGTCTTATAGAAAAACAGATGCAGATTGAACAAGCTGTTCAAACTGGAGAAATTATTCCTGAAAGAGCTCAATTAGAAATAAAGAAATCCCAAGAGATGGCTGCTCAAGCAATTAAAGAAAAAGAGATGCAGTTAATGTCTGAAGCTCAAGATGCGGCCACTCAAGTTAAGCAACAAATAATGAGTGAGTCTGATTACAAGATTCTTGAAAGCAATGAAGAAGCAAAAAAGAATATCTTAGATTCTATAAAGTTTTTTGAAAATAGGATAGTACAGACTTGCAGTGCTGGTGATGATGTATTCTTATATGAATACACTTTGCCGATAAATGAATATCCTATTGTTCCTATTCCTTATATGTACACTGGGACTCCGTATCCAATGAGTGCGGTAACTCCGTTAATAGGGAAACAACAGGAAATTAACAAGGCTCATCAGATTATGCTTCATAATGCAAACTTGGCGTCTAATCTTAGGTGGATGTATGAAGAAGGGGCTGTTCCTGAAGAAGAATGGGAGAAATATTCATCATCCCCCGGTGCTTTATTAAAATACAGACAAGGATTTGCTACTCCAACTCCTATATTACCAGCCCCAATTAATAATGCATTTTACACTGTGGTTCAAGAAGGGAAAGCTGATGCAGAATATATAAGTGGAGTTCCTTCTGCTATGATGGGATTTGCCCAAGACCAAGCAGAAACGTATAGGGGATTACTTGCAAATGATGAGTTTGGAACTCGGAGACTAAAAGCTTGGATGGGGAGTGTTGTAGAACCTGCCTTAGAGCATCTAGGTAGATGTTTTCAAATGCAGGCTCAAAAGCATTACTCAGTTGAAAAAGTGTTTAGAATAGTACAACCAGAAGCTGGTCAATCGCCACAAGAGCAAGAAAAAGAAGTAAGAATTAATATTCAAGTATATAATGATTATGGAGAAGCGATAGGGAAATTTAAAGACTATGCAACTGCAAGATTTGACGTGAGAGTCGTAGCGGGAGCTACAATGCCAGTAAATAGATGGGCATTATTAGAAGAATATTTTAAATGGTTCCAAGCTGGTCTTATTGATGATGTAGCTATGATAGCTGAAACTGATATAAGAAATAAGAAACAAGTCCTTGAAAGAAAGTCTGTTTATTCTCAATTACAAGGTCAAGTAGCTTCTATGGAGGGTGCTTTGAAAGATAAGGATGGGACTATTGAAACTTTAGAAAGACAATTAGTGCAAGCTGGTATAAGGATGAAAGTCGGCACTGCATCTAATGAAATACGAAAAGATGTTCTCGAAACTGAGGCTCAACAAAAACTTCTAAGAGGAATGTTAAAAGTTGAGTTTGATAAAATGCGAGACCAAATGAAAATGGACATGGAATCTACTAAGGAAGATGTTGCTGAAAATGAGTAGCATTAACTCTTGATAGTTATTTAGAATGTTCATTAAATTAACAAAACTCTAAAAAGGAGATTAGTATGTCAGAACAAGTAGGTAACGCCACTGAGGCCCCCGAAAGTACAAGCGTACAAGGTGCAGTCATGGACATGAATACTGATGATTTCTTTGAAACATTAGACCAACAAGTCAATGGTGCAATCATAGATGAACCTTCACAACCAACCTCGGAACAAAGCGGTAACACGCAGACGAGCCCTAATGTAGAAGTTCAGGAAGAAGTATCTGAAGTAGATACTTTACAAAAAAGGTATAGCGATTCAAGCAGAGAAGCTAAAAGGTTAAACGGAAAACTTTCCGAAATTGAACCTTATATGCCAATCCTTGATGCTATGCGAGAAGACCCCAATCTAATTACTCATGTGAGAAATTATTTTGAGGGTGGAGGTCAAACCCCACAAACAATGACTGAGAAGTTGAATCTCGATGAGGACTTTACGTTCGATGCGGATGATGCTTTTTCTCAACCTGAATCTGATTCAGCAAAAGTACTAGGAGCAACGATTGATGGAATTGTCCAACGTCGTTTGAATGGTGCTTTACAAGGGCAAAAGGTAGAAAACCAAAAGCTAGCGAAGGAAACCGAGTTTCGTCAGAAGCATGAAATGTCTGATGAAAAATGGTCTAATTTTGTAGAATTTGCGAAATCTAAATCTCTTGAACTTGATGATATATATTATCTAATGAATCGTAAGAATAGGGATGGGAAAATTGCTGATAGTGCAAGACAGGAAGTTCACGATAAAATGAGAGAAGTTCAACAACAACCCGGTACACTAGCCACACAAGGCAGTACCGCTGTTGAACAATCTCCAGATGATTCAGTTTTTGATGCCATTTTGGGTTCGACCAACGAACTAGAAGAGGCTTTTGGTATTTAAATAATATTGAAAGCCATTAACTCAAAATAAAGAGGTAATAAAATGGCTGATGTATTTAGCTTAGGTACATAC